TCCTTTGGAGATATATAACCTGCATCATACTCAATAAGAATTGATTTCTTATTAAGTTCATTATTTTTATTTACATCAAACTTATTCATATCTATGCGTTTAATTTTGGTATTTCCCAATCACCTTTACCACCTAAATGATCGTGTAGAATATCTGTAATTTTACCTACTAACTCATCATAATGTGCGGGATCTTCTATACCTATTATTTTTTTATATTTTTTTGGGTTATGACTATGACCGTATAATTGTTTACCTGTCTTAACACCAAATACATTTTCACCCTTATCATTGATTGTAAAAGATGCTTGTTCAATATCTTCTTCTTCTGAATTACCATCACTCTCACGGCTAAAGAATTTTACATCATAATTCTTACCACCTATATTAAATGTGTCACCATCTGAATGTCTTACCTTAAACCTTCTATTCTCTAAAAGAACCTTTTCAACAATACTAACAATATCATTTTCTGTAATTCTAACAATCTTTTTCATATTATATAAATATGTTATATAGTCAAAAAAAATAAAGGCATAAAAAAAAGGGGATATTCCCCTTATTTGTTTTTTGTTTTGTAAAACTTAAAATGATTACTACACTCAAAACAATCGTCAATTAAATTAGTAACTAATTTTGTACCTTCAGAAATTGTGAATGGATTGTTTACTGGTATCTTTTCTTTTTGGAACAATGTAATTTCACAAGACATATAACTTCTTTTTGTTTGTGAAATACCAGAAGACCTCATATCTAAATCAACAATATACTTTTCAGTGGTATAATTACTTTCTTTAATGTTATTGTATAATTTCTGTTTAACTTTCTTTCTCAGATTATTTAATACACTATCGTAATTATCTTCTTCTGTTAAGGGTTCACCCCATGCTGACACATTTAAGTAAATCGTTCTAGGATTTTTGTTATCTATTGTACCTAATTTTACTTTATAATTTTCTTTGGTTTCTAAAGTAATTTCTTTTCCTCTCTTCATTCATAATGATTAAGACTTATGTTATTTGTATATACCATTATAGTCATTTTTATCACTTGCGTCAAATAGGTGCATAAAAAAACCCCCACAATGTGGAGGTTTAGTATATTTTATCTATTTTATTTATTCAGTTTCTACTGATTCTTTTAAGTTATAGATTTTTGAGATATCTGAAGTATAAGTTTCTTCATTGTAAGACATTCTAAGTAACTTATCTTTAGCACTTAACAATTTACCTTTTAGGTTGATATCACTTTCATCTAATTTAGAATCAATTGTATCAACACATTCTCTTACCATTTCAGTGTGTAGATTTTTCTTATCTTCTTCACTTCCATTAAGAATAGATTTAATAATTTTCTTTTCATCTTCAGAGATGTTTTCATATTTAGTGTTAAACTTATTGATTACCATTTTAGAAACTATAGATGGTGGTAAATCAATCTTCTCAGTTTTTTCACCCTCATCAATTCTTTGAGTAGTCATATGGTCTCTTAATAAATGAATAGACTCAGTAATTGAATCTAATGTTTCTGCTTTTTTATCTGTGAAAATTAAGTTAGTGATATTATCATGTAATTCTTTACCTTCATAATCCTCACCACTCTCAAATGAAACCATACCAGCCAATTTAGAATTAGCTTCAATGATTTGTTCTTTAGTGAAATCTTTTAATAAAGAGATATTCTCTTTAATATAATCTTTAGCATCTGACTTATCCTCAAAATACTTGTTTTCAATATTATCAAAGATATGGTATTGTATATTTAATATCACATTCTCTTTTAACATTTTGATATAGTTACCAAAAGTCTTTCTACCAGCATCATCTTTTTTAACAATTGATTCTGTTAGTATTTCATTAAATCTATTTTTTATTTCACCGAAATTTTTCATGTTGTATTTCTTAATAAATATTATGTTTAACTAAAAAAGTTATTCATTAGTTAAATCATCTATACTTTTAGCCATTCTTTCTAAATCCTCTGTAAGAGAATCCTTACTTGTCTCAATATTACTAACAGACACAACCTTCTTCTCATCTAAACTTTCTAATAGTCTCTTTGTATAGTTATTCTTATATTTCTTCACTTTATTCTCGTATCTTTTCTTTTGTATTTCTTGTTCTACGAGTAATTTATCTATGTTCTTACCATAATTCTCTACTGGAGCTTCTGCCGCTGGTTCTTCTACTGCTGCGTCACCAAAGTCATCAACAGTTTCTCCACCGGTATCATCAGCACCGAAGTCTCCTCCTCCTCCGAAAGAACCTCCACCACCAAAGTCATCACCTCCAGTATCTCCACCTTCAGCAGCTTCACCACCTTCAGCATTTTCTGATCCACCAAACTCACCATATAAACTATCCACTCTATCAAACACACCTGTTTTCTTAATAACATTTGCAGTTTGTTCCATTTCAGCAGCGGCAGCTTTTTCAAGTCGTTGTTGTTCTAAGTCTAATCTAATCTCTTCTTCAGACATCCCTAAGATTTCTCTTTTTGCCCTAGTCATAGACATTGCACCGAAACCGTTACCAGAATCTGCTACACTATCTCTATAAACTTGTATCTTTTGAGATAATTGTTCAGTTCTTAACATATCAGCTTGTGTCGATGGATTGTTAAGTCCAATTGTAAAATTATCTAACTCATCTTCTAACCCTAAAACATATAAATGAATAATAGCAATTTTATTCAATTCCTGAATCATTGCTTGTTGTATTCTATTTATTGTTCTTGTAAATCTAATATCTTGTAACGCTAAGTTTTTACCATCACCATTAGCTTCCTCAAAACCTAAGAATGGTTTAGGAACTCTAAGTGCGGTAAATAATTTCTTTTGTAAAAACTCAATATCTGCAATCTCAGATAAATTAGTTGCACCTGGTAAAGTCTCTATCGGACTAGGTGCACTCTGATCTCTAACAGGAATAAAGTAATCTTGATCCTGTGCCATTTGATTATACTTAGTATCAATCTGACCTGTTTGTTGATCTATTACTGGACTCTTCTTAAAGTTATTAGCCATTTTAGTAACATATGCTGGTACATCTTGTTCATCGATATCACCAACATATATCTTAAATATTCTTCTCTCTGGTGCTCTTGTAACCCTATAGATTAACATTGCATCTTCAGATAGTAATAATTGTTTCCATATTCTTCTAGCTTTCTCTAAAACTGAAGTACCATAAGGTAATCTTCTATCGTCCCCTAATAATCTAAAGTGAGCAATTTGCCAAGCATTAAACTCATAATCTTTATTCTTCCAATAGAAAGTAACTCTATCTTCATTATCGTCTAAATCCATATTGTTACCATTTATGTTACCATAAGTGGCTGTTTTAGACATAAAGTTTCCTTCTCTCCTTTCAATCTCAATATTTGGCAATTGTTTTACATCTGTAACACCTTTTTCAGGGTCAATATCTAGATATACCATATTATCACCATACTTACAAACATTTCTTGTCCACATAGGTAATGTTGTATGTATATCTAATCTATTAAAGAATAAATCTTGTAATATTCTTTTAACTCTTTTACTATCAGAAAAAATGTTTAATACTCTACCTTCACCATTTTGTGTTGTAGATTCTTCCATAAAGATATCTAATGCTGCTGCAATTTCTGGGAAGAATTCCATTCCCTCAAAATCAGAATATGAAGCCAATCTAGTTGTTTCATAAAACACTGATTGTTGATAGATTTCATTATCCACCCTATGCCACATATTACCTAAGTATTTTGCTTGTTGAGCTTCTAACTTTTTGTATTCATATTCTTCTTTAGATTTTGTTTTAAGGATTTCATTATCCCCTAAAGAATACCTAGACTTAGATTCAGCCTTTTTCTTTTCAGGTCCGAATAAGTTCTCTAACTGTTGAAATATTGTATATTTTTGTGCCATATTTTTAAACTATAGTTTTTCACTATTATAATAAATATCTATAAAAACTAAATGGTGTTATTTGACATAATCACACTCAACATACGCAATATGTTCGTTTGATCCGTTTCTCTTAAATACATATCTAACGATATTATCAATACCTTGTGTAAAAGGTCTAGCAGTACAAAACTTCTCTTTTTCGACTCTTGCTTTTTTACTCACACCTCTTTCTGGTTTCCATTTATATTGAAACCCACCATAAGAGGTTTTATTTCCTAAAAATTGTTTTTGTCCCATAGTAATTTATTTTTGGATTCCGAATAACCAATTAAAGTCTCCGTTATCATTATTATTCACACCACCTTGATTTACCTGTGGTTGATTATATGTTGGTGTATTAGGGTTGGTTGGAGGGTTAGTGTCTCTCTTAATAGTTTCATTACCACCATTAGTGATATTCAACCAACTATCCAACATAGCTTTTGTATGTTTCTTTGATTCTTCTAATTTCTTAAAGGATGTTTGCACAACAAATATTGCCATTGCATACGCCATAATAATATCATCATGATATCCCGGCATATGATCAGGTCTATTATTCTTATAAACAAATGTCCTCAACTCTTCAATCATTCTTTGTGATCGAATAATTGTTTTTCCTTCTCTAATGTGTTCCTCTAACTCAGATACCATCTGTAATCTTGTATTACCAACATTAAAACCAGGAACTTTATCACCTTCTTTATATTTTGCTCTTGCGTATTTTTGACTTAATTTTCTACTCT